TTGGCATAACAGCAAACACTTTTTCCAATGAAGATAATCTCCCGGCTGATTTTGTTTCAGATTTAAAAAGTATGGAACAAGACGCTCCGAACCACTATTTCCAGTATGTAATGAACAGCTTTGAGGATATGGAAGAGGATGATTATGTCTTTAATTTCAAAGAATTAGAAGATGCAAGGAAACGTGAGTTTGCTCCAAGAGAAGGTTATGGTGATAGGATAATAGGCTTTGATATTGCTAGATACGGAAACGATAAATGTGCAGCGATAGGAATTGAGCAAGTAGGTGCTTTATTATGGCGGCAGTTTCATACAGAGCAATGGGATAAGAAGGATTTAGATTATACAACTGGTAGAATATTATCAATACATTTCTCCCAAAACTCTCTTGCTAATATTATAGACGAAGACGGAATCGGTGCAGGCCCGTTAGATACGATAAACAAAGGCAGAGGTATTGATTCTTTTGTGGGCTTTAGGAATATACCTTTACCACGTGCAGATGATGAGTTCTATGGTAATCCCAGAACAGCAAATGCTTTTAAATTAAAGAGTATGATTAGCAAAGGCTGGATTGCTATTCCTGATGAAGAAACCTGTCAGGAGCTAATGACGTTAAGATATAAATATATGAATGACGGCAGGAAGATATTGGTTAGTAAAGAGGAGATGCGAAAGAAGGGATTCAAGTCCCCAAACCTTGCTGATGCTTTGATAATGGCAGTAAGCCTTATAGATAATATACAGAAACAACAGGAACGGCAATTCGTAAGTATGCCGAGATATAGTCCAGAAGATAATTTATTCAAAATAGGAGGGTTAAGATAATGCAGGCGTTGGGATTATTACTTTTAGGTGGTGGAGCAGCTGCGGCGACAACGGCTTTAAGTGGCGGATTCGATAAATCAGAACCAATGCCAATGCCTCAAGCACCTGATACAAGCAAGGCAGAGGGAGCGGCAAAAGATGAAACTAAACGGAGAAAGCAGGCAGTTGCAAGGTCGAAGAGTATATTTACATCTCCTTTAGGATTAGCAGATCAGGCTGACATCGGTAAGAAAACATTGCTAGGTCAATGATAGAGTTATACTCTGATAAGTATCACGATGAAGTAATGACTCTTGTAAAAGAGTTTTACGATTGTTCTTTTAAAGAATACGAACAAAATCCTTGGAAACAGGAACGGATAGAAGAGATGATAAACTTTTATAAGAATAAAGTTTATCTTCTTATTGTAGATAACAAATGCGAAGGTATATTCGCGGGAACAATATTACCGATGCTGTCTGATAATTACTGCTTTTATGAGTTCTTTTTTTATGTAAGAGAGGGAGCGAGGATATTCGCAGGCTTTTTTATAAAAGGGATTATGGAACGTCTTAAAGAGAAAGGCATTAAAAAAGTTATAATTGGCTGTACGCAGAACTTAGCAACTGATAGAGTGATAAAATTATATGATAAGTTAGGATTCAAACCTTTTGAAATGCATTTCTATAAGGAGCTTTAAGGAGAAAAAATGGCTATTAAAGAAGCTAAACGAAACGAGCAAGGCGATATACAAGAAGCCGGGAAGAGCAAAGCGGAGTCTTTAATTGATAAGTTTAAACAGCTTAAAGGCGGGAGAAGCAACTTCGAATCTTATTGGCAGACGTTACACGACTACTTTTACGTTGAAGCGCAGGATATAAACAAAAGCTATTATCCCGGTACGGAATTAGATTCTACTTATCTATATGACGGTACAACGCTTGAAACTGCTGATGTATTAGCCTCCGGATTTATGAATTACTTAACTCCGCCTACTTCTAAATGGTTTAGGTTAAGAGCGAAAAGCCCTGAACTTACAGAAAACAAAGCTGTATCGGATTATCTTGAAGGTGTAACAGAAGAAGTTTACCTTGCACTTAACAGAAGTAATTTCTATCATCAGATAATATCGGGATATAAATCAAGCGGCGTTTATGGTACGGCTTGTTTGCTTGAAGAAGAAGATTTAACAGACGATATTAGATTTTACAATATGCCTATAAAGCAGATATGTATAGCTGAAGATGCTGCTGGGAGAGTTGTAGAGCATTACATAGAGTTTGAATACACAGCATTTCAGGCAGCTACACGTTGGGGAGTAGAGAGCCTTGCAACAGAGATGCAGGCAGAAGTCAAAAAACGTAATCCAGATAAGAAATATCCGTTCTTATTATACATAGGGAAAAGGCACATAAGAGAAATACAGAAGTTCAATAAACAGAATATGCCTATACAAGCTGTATGGGTTGATATAAAAAACAAAAAGGTGATTGACGAAGGCGGTTATCAGGAGTTCCCGGCAATGACGCATAGATTTGATAAGCGGCCGTTCATCTCTTGGGGATACAGCCCGGCGATGAAAGCTTTACCGTTTGCACGAATGTTAAATGCAATCGCAAAGACTAATTTAAGAGCAATGATGAAGCATACCGACCCGCCCGTAGCTGTTCCTGATAATGCTTTTTTATTACCGTTTAATGCTAATCCCAGAGCGGTAAACTATTACGATAAACGCAAGATGGAAGGTAAAGATATATTTGCTTTCGGTAACTTCGGAAACCCGCAAGTTGGAATGACAGCATTAGAGTATTACACGCAGAAGGTAAAGGCGTTAATGTTTAATGACGTATTCCTTGCTTTCGAAGGGTTAGATAAGCAGATGAACAATCCGGAAGTAATGGAACGGATAAACGAGAAAATGACAATGCTAGGGCCTGCGGTAGGAAGGTTTACTAGTGAGGTATTGAATCCGATAATAATAAGAACGATTGGTATTCTGTTTCGTAAAGGAAAGTTAGGTGAGCCGCCTGACGAGTTAAGAATGAATCCGAATTATGAAATAGATTATATCGGTGCATTAGCACAATCGCAGAAACGGTCACAGCTTAACTCTTTAGTGACTGCATTGACTATGGCAGGGCAGATGGCACAGTTCTCACCTGATATACTCGATAAGGTTAACGGAGATAAGGCTGTAAACGAAGTCTGGGATACGGTAGGTGCCCCGGTAAGTGTATTAAGAGATGATGAGGAAGTAGAGCAGATACGTTCTGCAAGAGCACAGGAGCAGGCGAAAGCACAGGAACTACAGATGTTAGGTGCAGGAACGCAAATCGCTGAAACTGCTAGTAAGGTTGATAAGAACGTAGCAGACGCAAAAAGCAGGGTAACTAATGCATAACTTAGCTTACATTGAAGACGTAAAAGGGATACAGAGCAATTTACACGCTACATTTGATACGCCGCAAGGAAAAGAGGTGCTTAAGTTTTTAGAGAGCATATGCGGCTGGTATGACTTCTCTGAAAAGGACAAGGATATGATTTTGATAAAGCACGGTAGTCGGCAGGTGCTTGCTACCATAAAGAGTTTACTTAAATTAAAGCCGGAGCAGGTTGTAGCTCTAGCACAAGAGGAGGGTATTTAGTATGCCGGGAACAATAGTTGATAATCCAAGCCCTGATGAAACACAGGACAACTCGGACCAACAGAATATTACTGTAGGCGATAGTTCGGCAGATAATACTTTTAGTTGGAAAGGGAATCTTAATAGCGATTTACAAGGCTCACCGCTATTAAAGAAGTTTGAAGATACGCCGGAAGGATTAGCGAAAGCGTTTGAAAGCCACGCAGGCTTAGAGAAGTTATTAGGACACGATAAAATCCCTGTACCTAAAGATGAGAACGATACGGAGGCGTGGGCGAAATTCTCAAAAGCTTTAGGTATACCAGACAAGGCAGAAGCTTATGGATTACCTGATGCTGAAATACCTGAAAATTTGCAGGGCATTAGTTTCAATAAACAACAATTTGCAGAGATTGCTCACGCACATAAGCTTACACCGAGTCAGGCTAGTAGTATGTGGAAGGTTTATACTGAAAAGACTATGGAGAGTTATGGCAAAGCGATTGAAGAGCACAAAAAGAATATGGTACAAGTAGTCAATCAGTTAAAGGGCAAATGGGGCGATGCGTATGAAGCTAACGTAGATTTAGGGCAGACGGTGATTAATAAGTTCTCCGGGAGTCCTGAAGCGGAAGAGTTTCTAACGGCAACACTCGTCAAAGACCCAAGAGGAATAGAGTTTTTAGCAAGGATAGGCAACCAGTTTGCAGAAAATAAAGTAGGTGATTTCAGTTATAAGCGGTTTAGTTTATCTCCTGATGAAGCACAGAACGAAATAGACACTATTTTAAGAGACCCCAAGCACCCTTATAACAACGCAGAAGCACCGCAGGCAGAACGACAGAGAGCTATTGATTACGTGAACAGCTTGTATGCTGTTAAGATAAAACCCGGGAAAAGATAAGCTTAAAACGCCCTTTGTCCCGGCATTTTGTTTCGCAGACAATCCCTTGCGGACCTGCAAAAAGAGGTTTGCAAAGAGATGACCCTCCTAGTGGAGGATAATCAGCTCGTAGCAACGGTTGGTTTAACTTTTTTTTAGGAGGGATTTAGAGATGGCTGACACACAAGCGACAATTTATGCTCAAGCGTACAGCCGTAACATTATGCAGCTTGCACAGCAGAAGTATGCAATGCTTATGAACTCTGTGTATATGAAGCCTAATGTAAACGGGAAAACTTTCTACCAAGACCAGATTGGCCAATGGTCTATGCAAACTAAGGCAGGCCGAAACGTATCAACACCGAACAACGACCCTAATCTTGCTCGGCGTATGGCTACGATGATTGATTATCACGACAACAGACTCCTTGATAGGGGTGACGAGTTACGTGTAATCAGTGACCCTCGCAGCGCTTATACCATAGCAGCTGCACAGGCTTTAGGGCGTCAGATTGATGATGTAATCATCGCTGCCGCAACTGGTACAGCTTACTCTGGTGAAACTGGCTCAACTTCTGTAACATTAGGCTCAGGACAGATTGTAGCCGCAACGACCACAGGATTAACTCTTGCAAAGGTAACAGAAGCTAAGAAGATATTGGATAAGGCTGATGTTGATCAGGAAGAAAGATATTTTATTTATAGCCCTGACGCTCTTGAAGATTTATTGAACGTAGAGCAGGCAACATCTTCTGATTACAATACCGTTAAGGCTCTTGTTCGGGGTGAGATTAATACTTGGATGGGCTTTACTTGGATTATGTCAAACAGGTTAAGCGAGGTTGCATCTGGAACTCGCAGCTGTATTGCTTTTCAGAAGTATGGCATTTGTGCTGCAATGGCAGATCAGCCGCTTGTAAGAACTGACGAAAGAAGCGATTTATCTTACTCTTGGCAGGTTTACTATGAGTTGAACATTGGTGCAGTACGTCTTGAAGAGGAGCGTGTAGTCCGAGTTGACATTAACGAGTAACAAGTGTTAGCGTCAAGCTAACGATTGGGAGGATTGATTATGGCAAGTTTAAAAAGTGCAAATGTAACTAAGTTAGACGCTGGTGGAAGTGGCGATAACTATATCGGCAACGGGCTAATCAAGTCAGTTGAGAAGGTATGGACAGACAGTTATGCAATGGGTGCTGCAACGGCAATCGCATCAGGCAGTACGCTTGATTTAGCGGTATTACCCCCCGGATGCCGGGTAACTGGTATCGAGCTTTTCTTCCCTTCATTATCAACAGGTGCAGCGTTGACTGGTACAACCATTTCTATTGGAGATGGAAGTTCAGCAACTAGATACTTAAATGCAGGGGAAGCAGCGTCAGGCGTATTGACTCTTAAAGCAAATGCAGTTGGCGGTATTATGTATACTCCTACGGGTACAGATTTAAGAATTAAGGCTACCTTCGGTAGGATTGCAACAACTACTACTAACTCAACGATTAAGAGTATAGTACGGTACACGTAAACTATTTAGGGGGGGCTTCGGCCTCCCCTTCTTTAACTGGGGATAGAAATGGCAATAAGTAAGACAGATATTTGTAATAAAGCACTCACACAGATAGGAGCATCACCTATTACAAGCATAGATGACAATACCAACAATGCGAATATTCTAAGCAGAGTATACGAAATTGCTTTAAAGTCTGTATTAGCTGAATGTAAATGGAACTTTGCAGTAAAGAGGCGGCTTTTAGCAGTAAGCACTTATGACCCCGAATGGGATTATTCTGACGAGGCTTATGTGTATGCACGCCCGGCAGACGTTGTGCGTATATTCGGAACTAACGATGACGATGCTGTATGGCGTGAAGAAGGGGATTATATTATATCCGACACAAACGGGCTAGGAATTGCTTATGTATATTACTTAGATTCTCCTTCAAAGTATCCTATTTTTTTTATAGATGCTTTAGTCGATAAGCTTTCTTCTGATATTGCATATATGATATTAAACTCCGCAGATAAAGCAACTTTAATGCTAAAGAAGTATGAAGATATAAGCTTACGTAAAGCAATGGCACAGAACGCACAGATAGGCACGCATCAGTATTTAAAAGACGATGCTTGGGAGTTATCAAAGCTTAGTAATGGCAGCACAGACGCATAAAGGTGGTGAGAGATATGCCTTGCAAAGGGAAAATGAAAAGCTATAAGAAACCCAGAAAGAGGAAAAAGAAAAAGTGAAAGTAGATTATATACAAACCTCATTTGCTGCAGGTGAGTGGTCGCCTACATTATTCGGTAGAACAGATGTCCAGTTTTATAGAAATGCTTGTGAAACGGTAGAGAACTTATTATGCAGGCCTTATGGCCCTGTGATTTCAACTCCGGGAACGGAATACATCCGGGAAGTTAAGACTTCCGCAAAGAGAACAAGGCTAATAAAATTTGTGTTCAGCAGGACAGATGCCTATGTTATAGAGTTTGGAGAGAGTTACTTTAGATTCTTTACTGACGGCGGTGTAGTATTAAGCGGTGCAAGTCCTTATGAAGTTGCACATACATACTCGGAAGATGAACTTTTTGAAGTACAATTCGCACAGATAAATGATATTATATACTTAACTCATCCTGACCACCCGCCAAGAAGGCTTATCCGTTCTGCATCTGACAGTTGGGCGTTAAGTGAATTTGATTTTTTGGGCGGCCCGTTCTTAGATGATAATACCGTAACAGGTTCAACAATATCCGTAACAGCCACAGCGGGTAGTATAACAGTAACTTCATCGACTAATCTTTTTAGTGTTTCAAGTGCATCTACAAGAGGACACGTAGGAACTTATTGGAAGTTTGCCGATACGGTAACGACAGCAACTTCTACTATTGCAGAGCAGGGTTATTTTGAAATAACAGCCGTTGCAAGTTCTACTTCCGCAACCGCGATTGTAAAGAGTACATTAAGCCAGACAGCACCTACTTACGAATGGGCCGAAGGTGCTTGGAGCGATGTTCGAGGGTGGCCTGCAAGAGTAACCTTTCACGAAAGCAGGTTATTCTTTGCACGAACAGACTACGAGCCACAGAAGATATGGGGTTCTGTACCGTTCGTATATGATGATTTTATGGTTGGTGCAGAAGATGACGATGCGTTAAACATCCAGTTAGCCGCAAATGAAGCTAATGATATTAAATGGATAACTTCTACTGGTGTATTAGCCGCAGGGACTTATGGTGGTGAATTTATTGTTACAGGTGGAACAGGTGATCCGTTAACTCCATCTAACATAAATGCAAAGAAGCAGACCTCTTGGGGTTCAGAAGATATAATACCAAAACGTATAGGCAATTATGTATATTATATCCAAAGATTTGCAAAGAAGTTAAGAGAGTTTTTTTATTTCTGGGATTTAGATTCTTATAAATCAGTAGATAATACCGTCTATGCTCCGCATATTTCCGGAGATGGCTTTGTGGATATGGATTATCAGCAGAATCCCGAATCAATGTTATGGTGCGTAACTACTGGCGGTACTATTTCTGTTTTGACAAAAGAGATAGACCAGCAGGTAATGGCGTGGAGCAGGCAGATTACAGATGGAGATTATGAATCTATAGCTGTAATTCCTTCACAGTCGGAGGCTTATGACGAAGTATGGGTTGTAGTCAAGAGGACTATTGATGGTTCAGACGTACGATATATCGAACGCTTTAAGAGCATAGAAGTACCTTCCCGGCAAGATGAGTGCTGGTACGTTCATTCAGGGCTGGATTTCTCCGCTTATGATTTAACTTCAAGTTCATCTGCAACGATTTCGTTAAGTGCAACAGGCGGCTCAATCACTGTTACAAGTTCAGCAGCTTATTTCTCTGCATCTGATATAGGACAAAGGATAAGAGCAATAGACGCTGATGGTGTTACTGTTGGTGAAATGAAGATAGGCTCGTATGCATCTACTACAATAGTCACGGGTACAGTAAAGACTAACTTCGATGCAACGAGTTATACTGGTGGTTTATGGGGTTTATCCGTATCTACTATATCAGGATTAAGCCACCTAGAGGCTGAAACGGTAGTTGTATTAGCTGACGGTGGATTAGATAAACCTAATAAGACAGTATCGGGTGGCTCAATAACATTAGCTTATGATTACTTTGTAGTTATTGCAGGATTACCATATACGCAGACGTTAAAGCTTTTACCTATTGAAGTTGGTTCGGGTAGAGGAACGTCACAAGGTAAGATACAGAGAATAAACCAGATTTCAGTAAAAGTTAACCGTTCACATACAGGCTTTTCTATAGGTGGCTCGACTGATATGCTCGATCAGGTGCAGTTCCGTGACCCTGCAACGCTTATGGGAACGCCGGAAACTCTGTACACGGGTATAATTTCTAATATTAACTTTAGAGATGATTATAGATACGGTTCGCAAATTATTATAGAAAATAGCGATCCATTACCTATAGAGATATTAAGTGTAATGCCTACGGTAAATACAAATGATAAATAGGAGATAATAAAATGGCAATGATGGCAGCAGCAGCGGCTTTAGCAGGTATGCAAATAGGGCAGGGGTTTGCAGCAAGCCGGGAGGCGAAGTTTAACGCTAAGCTATACGAACAGCAAGCGGGAGCGATTGATGTAAAGAAACGCTTACAGTTACGCCAAGATGAACGGGCTAAAAGGCGTATGGCAGGCACATTAACTTCAAGAGTCGCAAAGTCCGGGATACAGCTTTCAGGCAGTCCTTTAGCGGTTTTATTAGATAATTTAACGGAAATGGAATTAGATCAGCAAATAGGACAGTATAATTTAGAAGTTCAAAAACAGTATTCTTTAAGTGCAGCCGATAGATACAGAAGACAAGGCAGAGCATCCGTTATGAGTGGCTTTACTAATGCTTTCAGTACAATGTTAATGAGCGGCTTTGATTACGGTAGCAGAACGCCTAAATTAACACCTACTGGCGGTCGTTTTGGCGGCGGCGTAGGTGGTGGCTCTGCAATGGCAACTTACCCATAAAGGAGATAATATGCCTCAATTACCACAATATAACTCACAAAGACAGATTACAACGCAAGCTAATGCACCTTTAGAAAGCGGTGCGGTAGAGCGTTCTCAAGCTATTGTAGGGCCGTTAGTTAAGGCTGGTGGGGAAATAGCTCAAAAGTGGCAAGATGCTACCGATACAATGCAATACACTACTGCAAAGGCTAATTATCAAACAGGTCTTGTAGAGATAGAGGCTAGGGCGGCGTCAGATACAGATATAAACAATTACCCTAAATATGCAGAAGAGATACGTAAATTAAAGCAAGAGAATCTTAAAGGTTTCAGTAACAAGTTGATAGAGCAGAAAGCCGCATTAGAATTTGATACATCAAGTAAGATAGCTAATATAAAACTAAACGCATTATTCAAAAAGAAACAGATTGAAGTTAACAATGTAAATATAGAAAGGTTAATCACTAACGCAAAAGAGAGGATCTATAACGCATCTTCACCTGTAGAAGAAGAGCAAATAAAGCAAGAGATACAAGAAGTTTTATCTAGCAACATAAGTAAAGGGCTTATATCCCAAGCGGATGGCGAAGAGATATGGGATAAGACAAGGGAAGATATAAGAAAAGGAATTGTAGCAAGAGATATATCTAATGATCCTGAGGAAACTCTAAAAGAATTAAAGAAAGGGGAAGAAGGTCTTTACCCCGATTTAACGGCTAAAGAAAGAAGGGATTATCTAGATTCTGCTATTGGTGCTATTGCTGACCAGAAGAAAGAGAAAAGAAGGTTAAGATCACAGGCTCAAATAGATAATAGAGATGATATTATTTCTAAAATAGCAAGCGGCGATATACAGCAAAAGGATTTCCCGGAAATAATCAATAAGTTTGCCGGAAAAGATGAAAAGTTGCAATTAGCATTACAAAGAAATTTAAAAGGGCAGCAGATAGAATTAACAAAAGAAGATGACCAAGCTTTTATGGGCTTAGCTATAAAGATGTTTGAATCGGATAAACCCGATGATGTAAGCAATTTCCTTGTAGATGCTTTAGAAAACCCAAATATAAGTCGTAATAGATTAGCTTCTTTAGTCTATGCAGCAAGGTTGAGAGGTGAAGAAATAGCAGGGAATAACAAATTTCTATCGAATGTATGGAATGGAATTAGAGATTATTTTATAGGGAATATAAATAAGGCTCAAGAAACAATGATTAATATAATGAATAAGTTTTCTAAAGAGAAAAAGACTTTAGAAGATTTACCAGTAGTCGCAGATGAAGCTTTAAGACAGGAAAGAATAAAAGAATATCCTTGGATACAGAATTTACCTAAAGAGGGAGAGATAAGGATATTCCCTGACGGTGCTAAAAGAAAAATATATCCTGACGGTAGGATTGAAGATGTAAAATGAAAAACTGGGATTTAAATGCTACAGTTCCGATAAGAGAAGATGGCAGTTGGTCTGAACCAAGCAATAAGAATTGGGATTTAGATAAAACTATGCCTCTTTCTTCTGAAAATAATATGCCTGAAACTATCGGTAATTATAGAAAAGACGGGATAGCAAGTACATTAATGAAAACATTTAGAAGCAATAGACTATCTTTTGATGAAAAGAAAACAATACTTTTTGATATAGCCCAAAAGGAAGCAGAAGATAATCCAATATTATTACTTGCAGCATCAGGCGGAGCAGTAGTTTTTTCTGCTACTGCCTATGCCTTATCGAAACTTCCCCGGCTATCTGAAACATTAGGGAAACCTATAGTAGATGCTTTTAATGAAGAGGCAGAAATCCCCGTATCAGACCTAGGTATGTTAGGACAAATAGTATTAGGGGATTATCAAAGAATGGGGAAGGTAGGGGATACAATAAAGATAAATCCTAAAGAAGATGCAAAGGCTGTATTGGATTTGGCACAAGGATTAGGGGAAATGGTTTTAGCTGGTAAAGCAGATAAAAAGGTTGCTGAGGTGGTTTTTGAAGATAGCTTGAAACAGTTAGGAACAAAATTAACACAAGCTGGGTATGGAAAAGGTAAGGTGACTCTTGATATAAATAAAGTAAGGAAATACGGGAGAAGCCTTACGAGTGGTGAAGCTATAAGGCAAAATATAGAGATTAGAGGTATAAACCCATTAGAACAACCAACAGCCCAGGAAGCATTGAAAATAACTTCAATGGCAAAAAAAGCTCAACAGCCTATTATGAAAGAAGTCAAAGGCGAAGGAGTAATGGTTACCCCTTCCCCCAAAGTCGTTCCTGAAATGAAAGCCTCCGAGGGCCCAGTGGTAAGCCAATCCCTCATCGAAGAAGCTAAGAAGTATAAGACTGCTGAGGAGTTTGTGAGCTTTATGAGGGGAAGTGCAACTCAATATAGAGAGTATCAACCAGAGATGAGGGCAAACATAGCAATAACAGAAGAAGCTCAGAGGATGTCAGAACTTGGTGTTGACCCTGAGAAAGAAATAACTATTTATAGAGGTGTTCCAGACCCAAAAAGCAATAAAATTGTAGATGGAGATTTTGTTACGACAGACTATCAATCAGCAGCTTCTTATGCAGGAGAAGATAATGTTGTTAGTAAAGAAATAAAAGCTAAAGATTTAATTGTTGAATATCCTGATGAGTTTAGCCCATCTAATTTAGAAGGGGTCGGATATGAATATATCTACTCTGATAGCAAGAATAAATTGATTAAATATTCCGATAAACAACTCACCGACATCTGGAAGAAGGCTAATGAACCTAAAGTGGAAGAACCATTATTAACACAAGATGATATAGGCAAACCACCGGAAGAGCCGCCGGAGTTTCCCACAGTTAAAAAAGAGTTTATAGAGCAGCCTAAAAAGAAAACTAATATTTTACAGTATTTTACTCCAGCTGAGTATCATTTAAAACAATTAGGCTTTGACGCTGAAATAGGTCAGCCTATAAGAGAAGCTTTACAGGATTTTAGTATAGAATTAGCTAATAAAAACGAGTTGCTTATAAATATACAAAAGGAACACTTTTCTAAAATACCTAAAAAGGATATTAAAGCTTCATCTGAAAAGCTTTGGGAATATATGGATAAGGGGATACCTAAGGGCGATACTTCTATCGAGGCAAAGACAGCAAGAAAACTACGCAAAGAAACAAAAGAAATGCTAAAAAGAATAAACGAATTAAATAAACGTATTGGCCGAGAGGAAGTAAAAGGGGTAAAGAATTATATCCTTCATATGTTAAAGCCTGAATTGCTTAATGAAATATACGCAAAAGGTGTTCTGCCTCAAGAGCTTGCGAAAGTAATGGAGTATATTCCATCTAAAAACGTATTCCTAAGGACAGCACAGCAAAGAAAGGGTGTGCCTGATGATTGGTTAGTTAAAGAGCCGTACCAGCTTATGAAGGCTATGTATGCTATAGATTTGAAATATATATATTTACAGGAAGCATTAGACAAGGTTGCTCCATATATGAAAGCAGTTAAAGAGTATCAGGGAGAAGGGCAAGACTATTGGACTCCAGAAACATATAAATATCTTGATGATTGGGTAAAGCAAGCGGTAAAAATGCGGCCTTCTAATTGGGATACATTAATAGATAACTTATTAGAACATACCTTTGCACCGCTATTGAGAAAAACGGGGTTAAGGGTTTCTCATATGCCTTGGCGTGATTTAGTTAGTACCTTATCAGCAGCAGCTCATACAGGGGCGTTAGGTATGCGAGTAAGGCCTATTTTAAGGAATTTAGTCCAATCTACGTTTGATTGGGTAATGTATGGAACTAAACCATATTTAAAAGCGTCTAAAAAGTTTCTTACTAAAGAAGGGCAAGAAATACTCAAACAATCTAAAGTATGGAAAACACGAGTGCCTTATGAAGCCCAAGATTTAGCAACTTTACAAAAAATATTCAAAATCGGTGGGTTAGGGTACAGAGCATCAGATTTACATAATGTAGGCAAAGGGTTATTAACAAGATATTATCACGCTATTGATGATTTAAAGATGACAAAACAAGAAGCCTTGAAGTTTGCAGATAATGATTTGCCTGCAACCCAATGGTCTTATAGGCGTGAAGACTTGCCAAGGGCATATTGGACAACAACAGGGAGGGCATTTTGGACTTTGGGGTCTTGGTGGATGAATTTTTATACTCGCTTTTTACCTGAGTTATCTCGCAGGGCTTTTACTGGATTTGATGTTTCTGGAAGGAAAGTTCCTACAAGCGAAAGGTTAGGAATAATGAGATTATTCGTTATTATTGGAGTATTATTTGCTGTTAAGGAAAAATCTAAAGAATTAACTGGTACTGTTATTGATTATACAGGACAAATAAAGCCTACGCCATTAAGAGAAGCCCCTATCGCACAGATGATGTTAGCTTTTAGGGATACCGCACAAGGGATAACAGATAACAACGAAAGGAAAATGCAAGAGGGGTTAAGAAATTTAAGTAATACAGCTAAAATATTTATACCTTGGTATCTTGCTGGTAAGGATATGATAGATTTATTAACTGGTAAGAAAGAGTTAGGTGAATTTTTGTTTTATGGGTCAAGGAAAAAGTCTAAAGGGAAAGTTTACAAATGACGGAATGGAAGATATTAGGAACAATAGTTTTAATGGGTATATCTTTTTTGTGTGCTGATTTACCTATAATTTTTTGTAGTTGTTGGATAATTATACCAATTTTAGGAGGAATAAAATGAGTGTAGATACAACCGCAAGAAAACAGTCGTTTACCTTAGATGGGGTAACAGATACATTTGATTTTACATTCAGAGCGTTAGCAGCAACGGATATATTAGCTATCGCAACTACGGGTGGAACTGACACAAACCTGACTTACACAACGGATTATACAGTTGCATTAGAGTCTGATGGTGTAGGAGGAACGCTGACTTTAGTTTCTGCGGCCTCAACGGGAACAGGAACTTTAACTGTCTATCGTACAACGACTAACAAACAGGAGAGTGATTACGAAGATTACAACCAGTTCCCGGCTGATACGTTAGAGGAAGATTTGGATCGCAGAACACTTGTATCCCAAGAGTTAAGTGAAACAAACAATCGTACCGTAACGCTTGCGATAACAGCATCTTCTGGTACAAGCACAACCTTACCTACCCCTTCTACGGATAAGATTGTTGGCTGGAACACAGCCGCAGATGCTTTAGAGAATAAGACCATCTCTGATTTAGGTGCTGTTGACCCCAGCAATGTAGCCTTTACAGGCGGGACTATTGACGGAGTAACTTTAGGTGCTACAACAGCAATCAGCGAGGCAACGATTACTGTTGCTGACGGAGACGACAAAACAGGGTTGACTTTAACCCAGAACGATACGACAAACAATCCTGATGCAGTTAGTATTACCAATGCAGGTACTTCTCACGCGTTGTCGGTTAGTCAAACTGGGGTACTGGCATCTGGGAAATACGGTCTGTATTTGGCTTCAAATGCTGTTCAGGTAAATGCCCCTTTAGCGTATATCACTCAGATTAATGCTTCATCAGACCAATCTGCTTTGAAAGTAAATAACACCGGTACAGGCGCAGCAATAGAGCTTACTGGTAACGCAGGTATCAAATTCCCAGCGACACAGGGTGCAAGTGCAGACGCAAACACCTTAGATGATTACGAAGAAGGGTATCATACAGCGACAATAACCTGTGCAACGAGTGGAACGGTTACGGTTGACACAAGCTACGTCCAATTGGCGTATACAAAAATAGGCAGACAGGTTACTGTTACGGGGGTTATTATTGTCGATTCTGTATCTTCTCCAGTTGGTGATGCAAGAATAAGCCTACCTTTTACCGCTGCGAGTTTAAATGAAACTGCTGATGTTTATTTGGGCTCTATAATCACTTACAATGTGGATTGGACTGCGAGCAGAATACCAGTTGCACTTATGGGAGGAGGAAATTCTTATTTTACGATAACTATGATGCAAGATGACGGGACTTATGCGCCTTTAGATGCCAGTAATATTTCTGCAACTGATAGAATTGGTGTTAATATAACTTATTTTACTGCATAAAAAAACAGGAGGATTAAAATGTTGGAAAAGCAAGTAGTAATTGACAAAATCGAAGTATTAGAAGATGGACAGATTCAAGTAAGAGAAGTTACAAGGATTAATGAAGATGGCAAGGAACTTGGTAAGACCTATCGCAGATGGGTAGTTACACCCGACTCAGATATATCTAACGAAGATAAGAAAGTAAAAGACATTGCAGGCGTTGTGCATACAGAAGCTATAAAGGCTGCATATAGAGATAAAATAAGGCAGGTGTAAATGGCTTTCGAACTTAGGGATTGGAACAGAAATGTAATCAAGCAAGGTGATTATCGGTGTCTGTTTAACGTAGCCCGGAGTGATGAGGTAAACTCAAGCCCTCGATACTATGGGTTTATGAATGATGAAGGTGCTTATATAATCCAAGCAATCACAACATCTTCTGGTATAAAGATTTATAAATACTATGTTCAGCCGCCAGAAAAGAAGGCAAACTTTGATACTGACTGGTCTAATCGTGCATCATTAACTTATGTAGAATATTATAATCTAGTTTAACTTTTATGAGTGACGAACACAAAATAAATCCCACAACAGGTAACCTTGACGCTGTAAGGTCGGATGACGACCTAATCCTTACCTACGTTCCCTACACCGGAGCGACAGCTAATGTTGATTTAGGGGCTTATGGTATTACCACCACAGGCAACTATATCATCCGAAGCGACACAGGATACATTGACTTGGGAGCTACCGCAGATGATTACAAGATACAATGGGAT